GTTCCGCTTATGGTTATTGGCGCAGCACTCGTAAACATCCCAGTATTCATAGCTGGGGTTGCACTGGCCTTTGCCTGTATCTGGGCGATGTTCGGCCTGTTCTACACTTCCGAATAGCAACATAAAGAAAGGATCAAACAATGAGCAAATATTTTCCATTTGGTAATCTGCCCACTGTTGAAAAGCTAGACAGCTTGGAACGCCGTGCCATCTATTGTGAGCAGCAAGGCTATGACAAGAAAGCTAAGAGCTTATGGGATTTAATTACAGCCGGTGAGCAAATACGTCTCAAAGCTGGATTAGATATTTACAGCAAATAGCAGCATCAAGAAAGGATCAAACAAGATGAAATTACATCACACAAAATACAAGCTAAACTATCGCTCTTTTATTCTGGATCATATCGAAACAGACCATGACGGCAACGCGCTAGTCGCCCAGACTGACAAGATCAGATTTTTATTTGATCGCTTCTATTCTGAGTTTAACTGGCGAGTCAAACAAGCGGGGAAAAGGCAAGCAATGATAGAATGGCTATCCGGTCTTGCCTTGTCTTTACCTTGCTACAATGGCGAGATAATTGACCTTGCTATTCAAATGGGATCAATAGACGACAATCCCTCAGACAAGCTGATAGACAAGGTTGTAGAAAACTATTTCCCATTCATGGCAAGCATTGTTTTGAACATGGAAAAAGAAGTTAAGGGGGCAAGCTAATGGCAAAATATAACGGTTACACAAGCCGGAACGCTTGGAATGTTTCGCTTTGGATCAACAACGATTACGACATGTACACGACAGCGAGGGAAACCGTGCAGCGTCTAGGCTATGTGCGCGGTCTTAAAGAGCTTGTAAGGCTATGGGAAGGACAACGCACGCCAGACGGTGCAAGGTTCAACCGCACCGGCATCAAGCAAGCGATAGAGGAAATCGTCTAATGGACAGGCTTGAAATATTCAACAACGCGCTATTCCTTCTAATCATGGGCCTAGTTATCTGGGGACTTATGGGCAGAGAGGCTTGGCTTTGGCAAGTCTTTAAATGGGCAATCAATACCTTTGGAGGGTAGGACAATGAGAGAAACAAGAAACAAAACGATCACCGTTGCAAGACGTGGCGGCGACAAGCAAACAATAAACAATCGCCCATCGTGGGGCTGGCGTTTGCCGCCAGAAGAGGACGGTATAACAGGCGAGGGGTATATAAGCGGCAACTACGCATACAAAGATTGCGTCAAGCAGTGGGAAGAAAAGGGTTGGACAGTATCAAGAGAGCCTAACCCTGTATACCGCGCACCAGATCCATTAAGGGGTTTGTTCAAGATATTTTAGCACAACCCTACCCATTGACGGCAAGGTGCCGTCAGTGGGCTTTAAAACGCCAGTAATGCATAAGAAAGGATCGAACAATGGCTAAGCAATGGTGGGAAATGTGGTTCAACGATGGTGATCGTTATTTGATCCACGGCAGGGAAGAACTAAGAAACACTGCCAAAAAATTCGACTTTGATTCTAGTGAGGTCATTAGAAATGGTGAGTGCTCATTGCTTGATGACGATGGTGATCAAGTCGGTGGTGTTCAACTTATTGTTAACAAGTAAAAAGGATCAAACAATGTTTGTAACGGATGAAAAGATATCTGAAGTAGCTGAAGATTTGATGCCTATTTTTCGGCATGGCGACCTACATAGTCAAACACGACTAGGCGAGGTTGCCATTCATGCAAAAGAAGCTTTGCAAGATCATGGGTTGCCCACTAGGTCTAGCCTTTGTTTTGTAGTTGCCAAAGTTGCAATGATGTTTTGGCAAGAGGAAATATTGAAAGTAAAGCAGGAAATAGAAAGGATCAAACAATGAGCAAGAAGGCTTGGCACATAAGCTATATATCCGCGATCGTCGGACCATGCGCGGCGACTACAGATTGCGGCATGATGGCGTGGGGAGATAGTGGTTATTCAGTGAGGTTGCTGGACATGGGCAACGATGGCGAAAAACTATTGTTGCACATAGACCCAGAACATACCGATGAATTGAAGATATACCAGCTGGTAGGCTACGCGGTAAACTGTGATCTGCCCTATTCAATTACAGAGTGGGCAGAGTTTATTGAAGATGAAGAGCAAGAAATAGGCAATGCCTAACAGAGAAAGGATCAAATCATGTCTAGTAATTACAAAATAGACCTCAATAGCATCACATTCGATGCTTATGTAGAAATAGACAAATTAGATAAAACCTTTGTCGGGACTGCCAACTATCTTGGCTTGGCTTATTTCTGGCATATGGAGTACAAGCATTATCTGCGAGACTGCACGATTGCAAAGCGCAGAAAGATTCACAAAAAGTGGTTGGATGCTGGCCTAGATTTGGTTGGCGTAAGTGATAGGCATCTTAGCATTGTCATAGACGTACTAGATGGCGTTACTTTAAATTCTGGCTGCAAAGTCACCAAACATGGACTTACTTGGTAAAAGAGAAAGGGCCAAGTCGGGGGCATCCGGCTTGACCCATGACTGGTGAAGGATCAACAAAACCAGTCACTGAGAAAGAGGATAGCATGACAGCAGAAGAGTTTAAAGAAGAAAGAAAGCGTTTAGGTTTGACTATGGTGGCTATGGCTCAAAGCATTGGAGTTAGCCAGCAAGCAATATGGTATTACGAAACTGGCAAAAGATCAGTGCCAAAACCTATTGAGCTGCTTTTAGAGTCTAGGCGTGTGTATGAAAAGCTGACAGAGAAAGGATCAGAGTAATGCCAAAGCATGGCGATATAAGAGAGGATGGAAAAATCTTTTGGGGCTATAACAAAAAGTCAAAGGATGGTGAGGACTGGCGTTGTCCAGAAGTGTTTGCAAGATGCAAGAAGCGCATCACTGTTGACAACAAAGAGTCACGCGAAAAGCGCATGATGTTCTTGAACACTGCAAAAACAACTAACGGTTGCTATCATTGTGGAGAAAAACACCCTGCCGCACTTTGCTTTCACCACTATAAGAAGAATAAACTCTTTAGCATTGGTAATGCCACACACTACAAATGGTCAACCATTGTAAGAGAGTTACGAAAATGTTTTGTCATGTGTCATAACTGCCATGCAAAACATCATTTTGCAGAAACAAAAAGAGAGAGGCTTGCGCCTCTCTAAGTTAAGGGAGGAAAAATGCGAGAGAGGGGGGAAAATGTTTCAAAAAACCCCTCTCTCAATTTGCGATACCTCTTTGGAAAAACACCGCAACTACAATGTTATAACACAATGTCTACACTTATATACAATGTTATAACACAATGTCTACACTTACAATTTAGACACTTTTTTTATTTAAAAATAATTAAATGATACGTTGTTACAACTACACTTTGCTAGCATGTGTTAACACTGTGTGTCTGTAAACAATGTTTCAAATATCATGGATTTTGTTGACAGTCTAGCCTGTTGTGTCAATTTTTTCTCTAACAATGTAGAACCATGTTTGCAGAGAGACAATAACAGTGGCATCTGTGTCAGTAAATTCTGGGTTAACGTGACAGAGAAAGAGGCGGCACCACACATCTTGTCTATCGTATTTATAGATTAGCACTGGCATCAGATCACCTGCTGAGTCTACTGCCTGCTGCCACCACGCATCAGCACCGCCCACAGGGCCACTAGCGTAGCGTTTACACTCTACTGACCATTGCGGGATGTAGATATCACAGCCACCCTTGGTTTGATATTGTGAAAGATTGCGGCGCACGTTTGCATAACCCAAGTGGTCTTTGATTTCATTCACACACCACCGCTCAAAAGCAGAACCTTTATCTCTACTCTTCTTGCTCATGACCAACAATTAATTTCCTGTACGCTTTAATTTGTTTGCCTCTAGCAAAACTTGAAGAGGAAACATTCCCACGCCTTGCCCACAATGAAGAATTTTTTTTCTTCCTGCTTGGGGCGTCCTCAACCTTGAATAACGGCTGTTGCAAATCATAACGCCAACAATTTATGTCGCGCATCCTGCGTACCCCACCTTGAGTCACAGCTTCACAGTAAAAACCCATAGCCATCCAGAAATCATTTGCCGCTATATCGGAGCCGCATCGCAATGTAACCGCAAGAACATTATACAGGTCTGCCAACTTTAACAAATAACGAACAATCTCCGCGCCATAAAGCTGACCTCGCAGATCGTACTGAATACACGCTTGGTGGATCTTGCAAGTGTGGCCCAATGCCCCATAGTAAATGTACCCTGCTGGTTCACCATTGACCCGCGCTAAAATTATTCTTGAATTTTGAATCTCTCTCTCAAAAACCTGCCTTGGATAAAAGGCTAATTCTTCAGCATTTTTTCGTTGCAAACTATCGACATACAACAAGTCTCTCTCTGTTGCGTTTTCAACAATTAAGTTATCCATGCCTACCGTAAACCATTTTGCAAGTTGGACATTTTAGCTTGCCATCAAGGAAGGTCTTACAGCACACACACATATCTGCTGCCTCAAGCCTAGCAAACCTACCGTCGCCAACCTCATATTCCTTGACCTTGCCCAAGCCATCACAGTCGTTACAGTGGTCTTGAACAACCTCGTCAGCCTCAAACCAGCTACGCCTGCGCACCCAGCCAGAGCCGTTACAGGTCTTGCATTTCGTTTCTGAAAAAATCATTGGGTGCAACATCTCCATCGGTAGCCACAAATATCTTGCCCATTGTTTGTGGGCTTGGACGCCTACTGCCCGACAACAATCTATTTATAGCTGCCCGACTCATGCCAGCACGCCGCGCCAGCTTGGCTTGGCTAATCTTATTTTTTTCTAAATATTCTTCCAAAGTCATATTTTTTTGTATCACAGTGTTGACACACTGACAACAACTATGATCTAAGTACGTTGACGATACACACGGAGAGACAGGAAATGGCAGAGATACCAGAATATAGAAAACAATTTGGTGCAGAGCATGACAGTGCATCAGGTGCAACTCAAGATCAGTGGGAGTTTATACTTAAATTGTATGCTAGGCATCTTAGTGTTCCCCTTCCAATGGCTGCACGCCCTTGGTGTGGTATCTGTGTGGAACTTGGTGCAAAAAAAGTAATTAGAGATGGCGAAGATCTTTCGCCAGCTACTGAATATGCCATGTCAAAATTTAGAGAATACACACCGCGTAACTGGGATGATGGCAAAGACAGGGAAGAGTTTGAGGCTTTTCAAGAATACATACCTGATATGATCTTATTTGCGGTAAACGCATTAAAAAAGTTTTTTCAACAGGCAAACAGAGTGCGCGGCAACGTACCAGAATATTACGAAGAGCCAAAGATAGATGTGCCTATCTTGCTATATCGTGATTTTTTTGGCGGTGGACTACAGATTGATTTGAAGTGCAAACCACCAGTGCGCAACCCACCCAAAAAAGATGGCACAAGAACCTGGCGCGTACCAAAGCCAGAGATCACTCCAACATGGCAACAGATTATGCAGCAGTCTGTGTACTGGAAAGCGAGTGGTGAGCCACCAGCGTTGCTGTATGTGTCAGCGGCTGGCTATCACATAGCCACAGCAGAAAACTGTGAACAGCTTTCAGAAAAAAACCTTGAGCGTGCGTATCAAGAAGTTGTGCGCAGTTGGCTCATATCACAGAACTTACTTAAGGCGGCACGCGGAAACTGGCACGATTTAGCTGGTTTGGTCCAGCCAGATTTTAATGAGATAGCGAGGCGTCATGGACCGGGAATTGTAGACGTAGCTAAACAACTTTGGAGTTTTTAATGTTTGAAAACATTACCAAGCGTTTTGAAAAAAACAAAAACACAGACGATCTTTATGGCTACACAGAGAAATATCAAGTCGAGGTTGTTGCCACTTTTCGTAAAACATACACCCTTCGCGCTTTAGATGCAGATGACGCGAAAAATAAGGTGGTAGATAAATTACAGAAACAAAACAAAACCTACAATCGTGTAGGGCTGCACTTTATCAAGGCAACGGCAGAAAAAGCAGAAAGGATCAAAGATGACTGAAGCATATAAATTAGTGCGCAGGGATGACCCAAGCACCAGCCACGACGCGGCAGAACAAATGGATGCAACGGCTATGGAGTCAATTGTGGCTGATGCAATATGGGAGATCGGTGCAGCAGGTGCGATTGCTGATGATGTCTGCAATGCCCTGCCGCAGCATGGTTATAACAGCATTACGCCACGTTTCAAGCCACTGAAAGAGAAAGGCATCATCATTGTTGATGGCACCCGCCGCAAAGCCAAGTCAGGGCGCGGCCAGATGGTTATGTGGCACAAGGAGTTTTACCATGAACAATGAACCTGTTGATATCGGCACGCCGTATGTAACCCGCGAGGACATGCAGGACAGCATCAATGAATTGTATGTGCGCGTGGATCACCTGCAACGCACGGTAGACAAGAACAACGAGAAGGTAGCTGACATGGAGAAGTCTTTGGCCCTGTTTGTACACCTGATTTCTGATAAACTTGGCATTGAACAAGGAGAGAAAAATGGCTGATCTCAAGCAAACAATGCAGCTTATCTCTGAGCTTAACGCTAGTCATGGCGTAACGCAGCGTGGCGGCAAGAAATACACCCAGGTTGTGCATAGGATGGAAGCGTTCCGTCAGGTGCATGGCACTGACTTTGGTGTAGACACACACATTTTGGTAGACGATGCGCAGCGCGTAGTCGTCAAGGCCATGATACACAACATGGATGGCACGATTGTCGGCAGCGGCATGGCCGAGGAGATCAGAGGACAGGGCAACGTCAACAAGACAAGTGCCTTGGAAAACTGTGAAACCTCTGCCATTGGACGCGCCTTGGCATCCCTTGGCCTTGCTGGTGGTGAGTATGCGTCTGTTGATGAAGTAGACGCAGCACACAGAAAGCATGACACCATGAACGAAAACATTATTGAGCTACAGCGGCAAGCTGAAGTGTTCTTGCCAGAGTTCGATCAGAAGGGCTTCAACGATTGGATGAACAGTGAGTTCACCAAGAAGTGGATGCAGGTCGCTGGACGCGAACACCCAGACATCTATCAAGAAATCAAAACCGCATGCCAAAATAAGAACAAGGAGTTCAAAAATAATGGCTAGACGCTATGAAACCATCACTTACATCAAGCTCTTTGCAAACACTGATGCCAAAGCAAAAGCACAGTATAGCAACAGCAATTGGCAACCTTACTCGTATGAAGCAAAAGCTCCTGCTGATCTTATGTTCAGAGAAGGCCAGCAACATCAAGTGTCGATGTTCGTCAACGAGGACAATACTATCTCTATTCGTATCTCACGAGTTACCGAATACGAGGGTGAGGACAGTATCGCGGACGGCATATCACAAAGGGCCATGAAGCCTATCGGCAACGTCATCAGCGCCAAACACGCTGCGCCACAGACAAAAGGAGAGGACGATGACCCAGATATCCCCTTCTAGCGCCATTCTAAGCCCCCGTGAGGCGGCTCTGATACTTTTCGGTACTGACAAGCGCTCCAAGGTACAACACCTGCGTAGCCTGCTTAAAAAGGGCGTCATCAAGGGATACCAGTTTGAGGGAAGGTGGTACATCACTGCAACAGAGATAGAAAGGATTACAGATGGTGGGGCCGACTTTTCTGATTATACCGCGTAACGATGGGGTTTCAGTCAGCATAGATGGCGTGCTTAGAACCAAAAGAATGGACGCCACACAGATGTTAAACCTCGCGTTGCAATGTCTTAACGTAGGATTGGAGATGAAGAGAAATGAAGAAGCGCAGCAAACAGAAGACCATCAGGAGAAGGAGTCCGTTTAACTGCGCCCGATGTCAGAAGGCTTGTGACTATACCCATGACAACTGGGTGTCACTCGCCTCTGGCGAGGATATTTGTTATGATTGTTACATCAAAAGCAACAAGTCATGACATCCTACGCTTTGGCTTTTTGCCAGCCTTCTTCATCGCTATGGCTGTAGCAGCCTGCTTCTTCATCTTTGGTGTTTTCTTTTTCATGCCGCCGGTTGGCCGTGCTTTGCCGTACATTACGCTTTTCCCTTCTTTGCTTTGTTGCGTTTGGATATTGCTGCCGCCTTCTTCCTAGCGTCAGCCTTGCTGCTTGCACCCCATGCCCTGAGAGAAAGCAGAAGCCTGGTAGGTTTGCCCTTCGCATCTCGTTCTGGCCCCTTCATGTTGCCCATGCGTGCAAGAAAACTAGCCCTGCGTGGATTGTCGCCACTCTTTACAGGGCGCTTCAAGTTTGCACCTGTGGTTCTCTTGAAAAAGTCCCTGCCCTTCTGGTTCAAACCACCTTGAGGATTTTGAAACCTTTTAGCTACCATCAGCCAATGCTCTCATGCGCTTTACCAAACGCTTTGCGCGATTCGGAACCTGATCGTGCCAGCGACTGTCTACCATCTCGTCAGCAGCCCTGTTCCAATCCCTTGCATCTACACCAGCTTTCATACCCTTAAATTTGGAGAGACGCGGCCTGCCCATATTAAACATCATATTTGCGATGATTAACTGGCAGTCTGCGGGTAAATCATCAAAGTCTGGGTATAAAACCTGACACTCGTCCAGCGTCGAGGCGATGTCTAGGTTGAATACCTGACGCACGCGTTCTTCATCGACGGGTGTGCCTACGGGCTGGCCGTACTCTGGATCGCCCTCAACCACAAGATGTCCAATCCCGTATGTAGGCAGTCCCAAGTGATCTAGGTATATTTCGAACTTGCAGCCCTCGTCCTCTGCAAGCTCTTCTCTAAGCTGGTCCTTGTTCATGCACGCTCTTTCTTTTTCTTTCCGTTGTTCCCGCGTAGTTTTGCAAAGTCAGCGCGAGTGATCTTGTTTCTTGGCGCTGCAACTCGTGCAAGTTTCTTTTGCTTGGGAGAGAGTTTCTTGCCAGGCATCATGTTCTCCTTTTACGCTTTGGCTTCTTCAACAAAGACTCAAGCATCTTGGCTTGTCCCGCGTGTGCCTTGGATGCACCGCGCAGCTTCTTGGCAACGGTCTTCACCTTTGCCCTTGTGGCTTTCTTCATCATGCTTTTTTCTTCTTTCTCTTACGCAGCAAGTCGGCGTCTGCCTTCCTCGCCCCACCCTTGCCTGTGGCAAATGATCGCACCCTCCCAGCGGCCCACTGATGCGCAGAAACCTTGGGTCTGCTGCCTTGAGAATAGTATGCGCCCAAACCTCTGGAGTACACCTTACTCAGCGTTGACTTGGATATGCCAGAAGATTTAGAAAACTTGTCAATGACGGCTGCTTTGCTCATCCGCGACTCCTCTCCCTGCTGATGCGATCCATCATAGCTTTGGTGAGTTTGCCTTGTTTGTAAAGACGCCGCGTGCGCTTGATCTCTTCTTCGCGCTTCTTGGGGTTCTTGGCACCGCGCACATATTTCTTTGGCACGCCGCCCTTTGTCTTAGGAACTTTTGGAAACTTTCGTGTCATTTCTTCAGCCCCTTTATGCCTCTAAGACCAAATGACGCAGCTATACTAGCATACATGGCCCACTGGAACCAATCCGGCGTGGTTTCTAACGCCGCAAACCCACGTTCTACATAAGGCTGTAGTGGAGGAATGAAGCACATGCCTATGATAAATATGAACAAAATTGTCCATGCTTCATCTTTCCAGCTATCCTTGCTGGCCTCGGCCATGATCTTTTCCCAGCCAGCTTCATGCGTAGCGGCAACTTTCATTACCTCTGCTTCAGCCTCTGCCTTGGCAACTTTGACTCTAGACTGTGCAGCCTTTTCCTCTGCCTTGCCCTTGAGCCAGCCACCAGCAAGCTCTGTGATAGCCGGTATCAGTGCTTGTATCATTTTCTAGCCATCCATGCTGTTGTACCCATGTAAGTGCCAACAATGCCTGCGCCACTTATGTAAAAAAGATTTGAGATATCTTTTAAGGCTTCAATCCTCTCCAACGGAATCCAAGGTGTAAAAAGCGCAGCAGTAAACAAGCCCATTCCAATCAGTGTGTATCTCGCCATGCGCAATTGAGCCAAACTTTTTCGCAAATCACGCTCTGTTTCACGCATCTCTTTGACTTGCTCTAGCTCCTCATCTGTAACGACACCATCACCATCTAGGTCATATTTTTCATACTCACTTTTTGGCTGTAGTTTTTTGCCCATCACTGACTCTCCTTGATGGCCTCTAATACATCGTAAACATTTGGTGGCGGCGGCTGATCTGGGTTCCACTGACAAAGATACTCACGCGGCTTCCACTCTCCATACTCAAAAAACAGCGTCTCCTGAGTGTTGTGCGCACCTCGGTACACGCACACCTGTTGTGTCTTGTCCAACTTCATGCATTTCACAAGTCGGCATGTAGTCAAATCATTAGCCCAATCACTGGCCTTGGCCGAGTGTGACTTGAGAAGCAAGACAAAGAATATAAGAACGGCTATCCCCGCAGCAATCATAATAGTCCAAGCGACAATCTCTACAAACTTGCGACGGCGCTCTCTTTGTCTGTAGAGAGTCTCCTGCCTACGTTTGCGAATTTGGCCTTCCATACGAACAAGCTCATCCCACTTGGACTTGCCCATGGTAAGACTAATCCATTGCTGTAGCTCATATCGTTGCGCTTGTGCCTTTTTTTTAGCAGCAAAAGCCTCTACAGCCTCTTGCTCTACGCTCTTTCCGGCGAACAGTTTCTTAAATATAGGGGGGTTTTTGGCCTCTTTTTCGGCCTGATCTAGATCAGATAACGCGCCCATCCAGCGCGAAAGATCTGATGCCATGGACTCTATGTCACGCCCAATAGCAAAGCCCTTCTTGAGGGCTGAAAACGCCGCCGAGGCGGTTGCCATGGCTGATACTGGGTCCATCAGTAGACCTTTGTGTTCTCATCTACCACTTTTGGCAGACAATAAGCAGTGATGTTGTTGCCTTGTTTGTGCAGTCTCTTGGCAAAGTACACGCAGTCATCAACGCTGCGGAAATACATATCATTGCTAGTGAGCTGCTTATTCTCACCAACACCTACATAAACAAATAATAGAAACACATGGATCATTCATTAACTATAATCCCAATAAGTAACAAAATTATTGTGCCAGCAGTGCCAATCATAATGTGTTCAATGCGCTTGATTCGCAGGATGGTTTCCTTCCAGCGTTCAGCGCAGACCGCCTCATGGGTGTCTAGTTCAGCTTTAACAGATGAGACGGTGGGCTTGCTCATGGTGCTGCCTCAAGTGCAGCAACTTTAGTCTCCAGCGTTTCAATCTTGGCAATCGCCTCTTGCAGTGCGCCGGCCAGAAGCGGCACTAGCTTGCTATGGTCAATGCCCTGATAGACAGGGTTGTTGTCAGCGTCTACTGCGTTATGTGTCCCAGTGACAGACTCTGGCACAACAGCCTGCGCCTCATGCGCTAAGAAGCCGTCAACTGTTTTGTCAGGGTCAATAATAAAGTTAAAACGCTTCGGTGCTAGCGCCTTTACACGGTCAATAGAGCCGGTCATATCGGCCACATTTTCTTTGAGGCGGTGGTCAGATGTTTGGCCGTAAGTGGTGCCAGTAGTCGTGACTAAAACGAAGCCAACTTCAGTGCCGCTATTGTTACGAAACTGCAAGTGATTTTGGTCAGAACTATTGAAACTGTGCGTTTCAATGATACTGTTTGTATCTGGCGCATGAATTTCAACAGTAGATGATATGGACGTTGTGCCGATGCCAATTTTGCCGTCGCTGGTGATACGCATACGTTCTGTGTCATCTATATGAAACTGCATGTCGCTGTTTGATTCCACATCACCTTTATCGGAGTGCAGAATTAACTTGCCGTTACTTACCTCAATTTGACCATACTTGTTGTCAGCCGCATTGCCTTCATGCAGTCTAATTTGACCGCTGCCAGCCTTCACATGAAGCCCGACAGCTGGTGATGTGCCGATGCCGACCAGGTCATTGCCACCATCAACAACCAGCATGTTAGCGTTGCCGTCACTCTCAACACGGAAGTCTATGTCTTGACTGTCTTGATTAAATACAGTTTCAACCTCGTTCATCACCATCCGTGACCGCACACTGCCAGCAACTAATGTTTTGACATCTATTTGCCCATCTTCTGTGCCATCTGTTACGTCACGCCCAGTGACTTGAATACGGGCATACTCTTGCTCATTGCCAGCGCTGTCCTCACCGTTGAACAAAATCTCCCCCATGAGGTCATTGTCGGCTGGTGATGAACTATTCCGGTACATTACAAGAATTGGGCCGGTAGAACCGTCTGCATCTGTAGATATAAGTGTGAGCTGTGCGGTGTTGTCGGCAGTGGTAAAAGTCGCGCTGCCAGTTGTTGAAATATTGCCAGTGCCGGTGATGTTGTTGCTATTTAGGTCGAGGTTGCCGCCAAGTTGGGGGCTAGAATCATTAACTATATCTGATAAGCCGCTAGATGTTTCTGCCTCTAACTGAATTGTGCCAGCACTATTATCATATTTTAAAACAAAATTGTCTTGCCCTGCACCTACGCTTTGATCTGCATCAAACGTAAAGTTTCCGAGCGCAACATTTCCTGTACCGTTGGGGTCAATAGTAACTGCACCATTGCTGTTTGTGCTGCTTATGGTGTTGCCATCAAGTTTCAGATTGTCAACGCGCAAATCCGTAACAGCACTATTGGTTCCGATGGTAACACCGTCAACTGCGCCACCATCAATATTTACAGAGCCAAATGTACCCAAGCCTGTCGTCGTAATATTGCTTGACCCAGTGTCAATCGTGCCAAAGCCACTTGTAATACTACCAGAGTCAAGCGCACCAGTTGTGACAATGTTGGAACTACCAGCCGCAGGTGCTGCTGATATGTCAGACAACACCTCTGAAGCAGAACGCCCCTCAATCGCTGTGCCATCAACACGCAGGAAATCATTGTCTGCAACACCGCTTGTGAACTTTGGTACATTGTTGTTTGAGATACCTGTGTCCAACGTGGCAGTGGCTGTGATGGCTGTGCCGTTAAGCGTCATCGCGTCAGCTTCTAGCGTGCCATCAATATCGGCATTCCCAGATATATCAAGGGTTGCGGCATCTAACTCTCCTGTTAGAGTGACGTTACGAAAACCTGTAATGTCTTTGTTGCCATCAACTAAAATACCCTTGTTTGCCGACACAGTTCCTGCTGTTACGCCAGAAAACGCACTTTCAATCAACAGGGTATATTTTGCGCTGTTTGCGTTTGTTGTAAGAGGCTCAGACCCAGATGATGTATGCGCCTCGTTGACTATGAAGATATTGCCTGTGGATGTATCTCTGATAATATCTCTAGCTACATAGCTAGTAGACGCCGCAAAGTCGCCCTTAAAAGTGCCAAGCTCCTGTGTAACAGCAAGCTCTCCACTGCTATCAAAGCCAAGAACCTTATTGGCACGAGTTGCCGCTGGCACCGTAAACTCCGTGCTTGTCATGGTATTTGCACGAGACAGCTTGATAGAGCGTCCAATCTCTTCTTGAGTGTCCTGAGAGATAAGAGTGAGTTTATCTAGCGCGTCTTCGTGCGTGGCGGCGGGGAAGGGATCGTTTGGTGTGTAGTCTGTAGCCTGCGTAAGCGGTGTGTTTCGCAGCAGAAGAACAGTCTCGCCTGACGCTGGGATGTTGCCAGATGTAAATGTGATGGTGCCGCCGCTTGCACTACCCACACCGGACACTGTGTAGTGTCCAGAGGAGATATTTTTGGGGGATTCTGTACCCGTCGAGTCAGTGCGGATAATAACCGTAACATCATCTTCATTAAATATCTTGAACGTATAGGGAAAGGCAGAGGTGCTACCGTCGCCACTATGACTGTTCTTAGTTGTAAGACTGCTGACCGTCATTTTTTACTCCAATCTGCCCAAAGGTATCAGAAAACACTAATTTGCGAAAGCCGTCAGGAGCCAACAGCGAATCTGCTTGGCGCATAGTAAAACTCCTGTTGATTCTCTTTTTTCATGCGCCTTTCCATGCGGCGCAAAAACCCTGGGTTTGTTTGTTCCATCAAACCATACACAAACAGATAATCAAACGCTGCTTTTGTGTAGAAAAGATTGATTCCTGGCACATGGCTTTTGGCAAACCTTGCTCCGTTCTTTGTGGCAGAATCAACGTCGCCTCTCAACACATCAGCATAGATTCTAAAAACGTCATCTATGGAGCCAAATGTAGGGCCAAGTATCGTTTGCGTAAAGCTCTGACCGTACTTGTTGTATTCACCAAACAAGAAATCACCGTAAATACCAGCGCCGCCGCCCTGCACAAATGCTTTAGAAAGCAGTTTCGGGTTTAGGTAATAATCCTCGCTGAAGACCTCCATTGGCTCTCTGCCTGACAAAATGTCTTTGAGGGATACAGACAAATATCCCATCATTGTGGTGCCAACCATCATCTGTGCAACGCCAAACACGCCACTGCGGCTGCTACCGCCTAACTGTTTGTTGACATAGTACGCACCACTCATTCCCTTTGAAACATAGGTGATTGGGAAGCCTTTGAGTTGCATGATAGCGCGTAATGCCTCACCAAGGATGGTGCCTCTCTCTGTACCCATGTTCATAAACGCACGCTCTTTTGCGCCAGGTGTAGGAATAGCCGTATCTGCTGCGTCCGTCAGATATGTGGATAGCTTTGTAGACAAATCATCACGATATTTATCTATCATCGCCTCTGTGGCTTTTTTACGCTTGCGCTTTCTTGTGGCATTTGCGCGTGCCAGAGCGGCTTGCTCAATAAGCTCATCGGGGATTGTCTCGACGGCCTTTGGCGTAAGATAGTTCACACCATCTACTGCCTTTTGCTCCATATGACGCATCAGACTCCAATCTGTTTCGTCAAAACCGTAGCGCTGTAAGTTCAAGCGTGTCCTTTGCGGCACATCACCAAACGCCCTAGAGGAGTAGTTAGCAAGATCAGCAGAGATCATGCGTGCAAGACCCACTTTTTGTGCGTTGTTCCACCATGTCATACCGTTCAGTCGAAAGTAAATCTGATGCGCTTTGGCAATCATGCCTGGGCCACTGTCATTTGCACCAAATCTGGCATGAACATCACCCAGCATGTTTTCGACGCCAACACTCAATAGATATGCCAGTTGACGTTGCTCATCTTTGCCATAACGCCGGAAGATGTCGCGAAACGCTATGGCATAAGAGCCGAATATGCCGCGATCTGTGCGTGTGTTGATGAAATGTGCCTTTGTCGCAATGTCTCCAAACGATGAAATCGTAGCCATGCCTAACTTTGACATGTTTTGTATCATACGCACGCCAGCGCTGATGCCAGCAAAGTCTGCGCCAAAAAACACAGGACGCCCGGCGCCCCTAGCGCGTGTTGAGCCATCAAGCTCACGAAACTGGTTAATCATCCGCTTTTCACGACGCCTGATTTTATCTAGCTTTTCTGGTTCGCCCCTTGCATTGTTCTTCATATCGTCAAGAACGCGATTGAACATGGCCTCTGGATTGGTGCCAAACCTCTCCATCAAGCCTATCGCTTGTGCATCATGGTCGATACCGTTCAGAACAGCCTCTGCAAAACTCTGACGACTGTATTTTTTTGCGTACTCATAAGCACTTTTGCCTGTTGCAAAGTGTATCACTCTGCCCTGACTAAGTTTTTTGGCAAGGTTTGATGGGCCTGTGAATGGCGTTAAAGAATCCTGTGATCCATCATCGCCTCTCATTCTGTCAACCTTTTGATGCTGCCCAGAAACAAGGTTGTCGTAAATGTCTCCCAGAAACATCTCCTCTGTGTAAGGCACTTTTTGCTGTTTGCCGTCAATAAGACGCTCAACAGTGGCTGGCTTGTTCTCAAAGGTGCGCCCAGAAAGACGCCCTGGTTCCATCATGTACCGCACCCAGCTATCTTTCGCCGCTGCGAACTCCGTTTCTGTCTTTGCCCCGGCACGCATCAAAATTGGGTCGTGAGATTGCCTCACCACATAGTTTTTCAATTCGCCAATCATAGCGCCCAAACGATTTTTACGCTTCAAGAGGCGCTTTTGAACCTTCTGCACCGTTTCTGCAATCGATAACGCCTCTTTTGCACCGGCTTCACCCAACCTGTTTTGACGGAAGCTGTCAGGATCAAACATAGCTTCGTAAATAAGAGGCTCTAGTTCTTTGCTTTGAAACAATTTGTCTAGCTTTTGCTCTCGCAAAGCAGCAGCCAACTCCCCCACATACTGCAAACCGATGCCCTGTTGGCGTGCGTCAACACTGTTCATGCCAGCCCTAGCATACCTCGCGTCACCTACCATAATCGCTGACAGCGCTGTAGCCGGATCATCTGGCGCAGAGTTGATAAAACGAAAGATATCTGCGTAAGCCTTAGCATTGAGTATGCGATTGCGCTTCTGCATGACCACATTGATACGCGCTTGCCTAGCGATTTGTTTTGCAAGATTGAAGATATCTAGCTCTTCGCCAGCCTCTGCCTTCTCAACACGCTTGAACAGACGCTCACTTAGAACATCAATGATCTCATCTGCTTCTTCTTGCTCAAGAACGATACCAGCGCGTTTGGCGGCCTCCATTACAGCATCAACGCAACTCATACCTTTGGACTCCCTATCAAGCAGTTTGCGCCAGCCCTGCTGACTTCTTCGTACTTATCTGCCTTGGTCTCAAGCTGCTCAACATCTGACAATGACTTTTTGATATCGGCAGGCAAAATGGCCTGCACATCATCAGACGCTAAATCCTCAAGCAACACTTGGTTTTCTGCCTCTAGCTCTACAGGGTCGGGCTCATCAAGTTCGATTGACTCCTTCTTGATCTCCTGCACCTCTTCACGAAACTCGCCTAGACGCCCAAGGCCATCACCTTGCATCGCAGCAGCGTTGGCCTGATCCTCTGCCTGCTGCGACGACATCACGCCTTCTTGCACATCTACCATGTCATCTGCTTTTGGTGCAGCAGACTCCAACTCGCTGATCCTTGCAGCAATTTGCCCAAGTCTTGTTTGTTGCTCTGCGGTGGGACGCAACTCAGGCTCTGCCGCTTCTTCACCACGCATCCTTGCAAAAAATCCGGTTACTGCGCCTTCTTGCGATTGCTCAAAAATTTTTAACTCTATTTCATCAGCTTCTTTGCGCAATCTCTCTATTTCTTCTGCATCTGCAAAACTAATATCTGGTTCTGTGGGCTTGTCTACAGTTTCGCCAGCCCTGCGCTTTTTTTCTACTTCCATTGCTTTGATATTGGCCTCTAGCGTCTCAGGCGTGCCAAGTCTATTGCTTTCAATGCCATCTGCCTGATTTTGCCTGATTGCCTCTAAGGACTCTTTTGACAAACCAAGAAATGTTTCTAAAAACTCATCATCCATCTCAGAAACATTGATGTCGCCGCCGATCCCCATTTCATCCTTTAGTTCGTAGTCTTCATCGAATG